GTCGGGGAACGTTACCACTCCGTTAACAGGGGCTACGCTTGTGGTGTACTCGTCAACCGCTTCGGCTACCGCTGTTCCGCTTTGCGCATTGCTTGATGTTGCGGAATAGGTTTGGTCTACGGTGGGGATTGTGGGTTGATTCGTCAAGTCTGAATAACTTCCGCTTGTTGCTACCTGTGCAAGAGACCCCGAATCAACCTTCTGGTCAACGAGATTCTTCAGAACTCGGCCCTGATTGGCTGACAGAGCATCTGTGGAACTTGCAGAAGTCAGATTGTCAATAACGATTATCGTACTTCCGCCGCCGCCGCCTGTGAGAGTCATGACATAATCCCATTCAGCCGCGTCAGGAACCATTGCGCCGCCCGTCTTCGTGCAGACATACACATATCCTGTCGAACTGTTCAGATAAAAGTCATTCTGTACGCCCGGGAAGCCTGTAATGGATGTTCCTGTTCCCGTCAGAGCCGTACCTTTGTACCAAATGGATCCGTTTGTTCCGTTGATACCATTCGTGACAGTGAAGGTCTCCGTCTCCCCGTCATCGAACGTGATTGTGTAATAATCAACGTTACCGACCGTGCTTGTCTTTTCAAGGCTTGCGATTCCTATGCCTCGGATGTTACCAAGTCTCTGCCAGAAGTCCGTTCCTACGCATTTCCACAAGTCATATGTGGTTGTGTTGATATACATGGACCCAACAAAGAACCCTGTCGAACTTGATGACGGCTCCGAAACCGCTGTTCCTGCCGATATGCTCACTTCTGATGCCCGGTTGATAATATCAATCGCATCACGAATGGAACCGCGCACCTGTTCGCCGTATACCGCTTCAAGTATCGCCTGTAAGTATTGTGATATGTCAGCCATTTTTCTCTCCCTTCAATTCATTTATTTGTTCTTGTAAATTCTGAATAACTTTAATCATCGGAGCAATAAGCTGCTTATACTGAACTGCAAGCATTCCGTCATTCTGTTCGTAACAAAGCCTATTCTCTTCTGTTATTCCGTATTCTTCCTCAATACTCTGTATTTCCTGCGCGATAACACCGAATTGAAGCTCTGCCGGAAGATTATTACCATCTTTGTAATGGAAGGTCTTCGGCTGAATCCCCATTATTAACGCCTGTGCAAAATCCTTGTCGATATCCTTGATGTCTTCCTTGAGACGCATATCAGAAACATCAATCCCTGCCTGGACTATGTTCTTCGTTGATGTCTCTATGTAGCCCCCGGCTGAATCACTATCCTGTGCAGCCGAATTAACAGCCCCCCAACAGGAATAATATGGGCTGTCTGTTTTTGAAGCGAAAACACCCGGACCACCTGAATTGCCATTACGCATATAAAGGTCTCCGCCAGATAGCGAAAGTGTTCCAACTCCATCTGTTAATGTGCCTCTTGCCGCGTTTAAGCTTCCGCTGAATGTTCCTGTTGCCGCGTCTAGACTTCCTTTAAATGATCCCGTAGCTGCGTTCAAGCTTCCTTTGAATGAGCCTGTTGCCGCGTTTAACGATCCTGCGAATGTACCTGTTGCACCTGATAACGTGCCCTTGAACGTACCACTATTCATGGTCAGCACGCCTGTTTCCATGTTTAGGCTGAATGTCTCGTTTTTATCCTTCAGAATTCCTGCCGTGATGATTTTGGCATTCAATGCACCTGAAGTAATGAAATCAGCTACAATTGCACCATCCATAGTGATGGCAGCCTTAACATCGGCCTCTTTAGGCCATGATTGACCTGTGTTTTTCCTTTCCATGTATCCGAAGCCATTCTGTGACCATCTCCATCGCTTTGTCGAACTGTCTATTGTTGGTTGGTCGCAAATGTTAATGGCTACGATATACGAATTCGTTTCATCATACTCATAAACCACATGGCCGCCCTGCGTTTCGTCCAGAAGCATCTGCAAGGCATTCTTCTTTGCCGCCTTTAGCAAATCCCATTCAGAAGGCAACTCTTCAATGGCATCTGTTGCCTGCATCATCTGATTAGTCAAAGTCTTTCGGGTAACATGGCCGCTCAATGTCAAAGTGTTCTTGTCAACGTTCTGTAAGTCTCTGACTATTTCGGTCAAATATAATTCCTGATCGACCGCAAACGGCTTTGCAATGACTCTAACCTTATCCCCGATGGCAATGTCCTGAATATTATCAATGACGGACAGATCGACAGCCTTGACTTCCATAGTCAACTGTGGCTGTGAATATCTGGACAGGTACGAAGCCGCAAGGTTATTCAATGTGCTTGCATTCGAAACCCCATCAAAAACGACCGCTTTTGCATGGCGGCCGTAAGTGTTTATCGAAGCTGCATTTGATATTGTGTTTCCTTGAAGACGTTCTGAATAATCATCATATACTTCGCTATCTTCAAGCTCGTCTCCGTATGGTGTCAGAACGTTCGTGAGATTTCCGTAATCACTCTCTTTTACATAGTCAAGTAGGTTGTACCCGTACTCAATCGGCTGTGATGTGCTTTTGCCATATTCCTGCAACCGCACTATGTCGATGTAGCGTACCGTGTTGCCGCTTTCAACCGTTCTTCTGACCTTAATGTAATAATCATCACGGCAGATGCATTTTCTGATTGAATCAAGAATGCTCCACTCATATTCTGTTTTCCAATTACATTTTGCTGTGCCGTTATAAACCGACCCCGATCTGAACTGTCGCTCAACAGATCGAGTGCTGTTGTATGTCTGTATGACCGCATCTAATCTCTGCTTGCACGTCTGTGTGGTTATCTTCGCCGGGGGAATGAATTCATCCCCTAACCATGCGACATCTTCAACCACATATACTGTCGCTATTTTGGCAAAATCAACCGTGATATCCCTGATTTCACCGCGCCAGAATTCCTTTTTATCCTTCAAAATTGTTATGAGTTTCCCGGTTGATAACTCACTATACAGAAGATTTGTCGGGGGAACTTTGAATGTGAACTCCCCGGCAATACCGATATCCTCTGTCAATTCCGTATCATATATGGCAAACTCTTCATTTGCAGGATAATATAAGATTTTATTTCCAAGATTAACTTGATACATTACAACGAACCGCCTCTGTATACTATCTGAACTGTTGCTGACCCATTAAACGTCAAAGCAACATCAGCATCCCCACCGACCATGATCGCCGGAATCTTATTGCTACCAACAACAAGCTGATAAGTTGTTCCATCGTAAGTAACCGAAAACGTCCCCGATACCTTATCCGATACCACCAGATCGGGACAGGTCGGCATATGACCATGCGGAATGGTTATCGTCTCGCTTCCGACAATCACATGAGCCTCTTCCTGGATGATCTCACCCGTTTCAAAGTTGAATGGATCCCAAAGCCAAGGATCGGATGAGGACAGGATATCGTATTTGTAAGGATCGGCATTTGGAATGTCAACCGTAAAGGTCCCAAGGCTCAATACCGACTTAAAATCTTTGATATCAACTCTTCCGCGCCAATAATACTCCGCATCATTGTCAAACGTTATCCGGCAGACCCGACCATTGATATTGTTGCGGAATGCGGATATTACGCTATCCCAATTCACTTTATTCCTACGTCCTGCGAGCTTTATGTTTATTTCTCTACTCGCATATGTCGGCCTGCCCGTTAGAACTTCCGACAGATCGATAAGACCATCACGTCCCGGAACTGATACATAATTCGTGTTCTGCTTTGGTTCCTTGATGTAGTCCGTATTGACAACATACAGACCCCAATCATCGTAGGAATGATATGTTGTTGGTGTGCCTTCAATCGTAAAGCTCACACCGTTAAATAGATTCACTCTATCGCTCATCTTCTACCGCCTCTTGTGGCTATTTGCCCGAGTGCTACGTTATAAGCGCCTGCTGTTGCTCCAACAAGCGCACCCGTATCAAGATATATGTCCTGTTTGAAATTCGTTATAAAGTCTTTCAGCAGCGCCGTAAGCTCTCCGAAACTCTCTCCGCCATTCTGTGACATCGTTGAATTGGTACTCTGTATGGTCCGAACAGAATTGACATCAAAACTCGGATTCATCATGCCTGTTGTGGCTTCGGTCAATGCGTCCTGAACAAGTCCGGCATTCTCCGTAATTCCCTTTGCGTATAACTCCATCATATCGGGCGCATATGTATGGAAATTAGACAGCGGACCTTCTTCCGGTTCAGAGAATCCAAGATATGACTTAATGCTTTCAGCTACTTGTCCGACTGTCTGCTTTAAGTGTTCCCATTTCTCTTTGATACCATTAATAAAATTGTCTATAAGGTCACGTCCCCATTGTTGCGATTCTGCCGACTTTGAAGTAAATCCGCCCTTAATCTTCTCAATTATTTGTGCGCCTATCTCAAAAACCTTACCCCAACATTTGACTATGCCTTCTATCAATGTGAGTATTAGCGATATTGCCGCACCCAAAATTTTTGGCGCATTGCGGATTATCGCGTCTCCCAGTTTTGTGACGATCTCGGGGGCTTTTTCAATTAATTTCGGCAATGCCTCAATCAGACCTTCAGCCAACCCGATTATCAGCGCAATAGCCGCATCAATGAGCAAATCCACGTTTTCTATCAAATATGTTGCTATCGTTAATACGGTTTCAACTATTGTAGGAATTAACTCTGGAAGTGCTTGCGCTATACCCATTGCAAGCTCAAGTATGACCTGCATTCCGACCTGTATCAGTTCCGGAAGCATCTGAACAAGCATATTGCAAAGTTGTAATATCACATCTGTAATAGTCGGCATTAAATCTGGCAAAGCTTGCAAAATTCCCTCGCCAAGAGTTTTTATGATATCAACCCCGGCTGAAAGAAGACCCGGAAGAACTTGACTTATCATATCTGGAAGTGCCGCCGCGATTTGCGGACCCATTTCTGCGATTAGTATAGAAATACCGCCAAGTGCTTTCTCTATTACGGGCTGAAGATTCGCTCCTAATTGACTTGCAGAGCTTACAAGGTTTTCTATAGCGGTGGATATGGTGTCCATATCGCCCACAGCTATCGCTGTTAAAAGATTTTCCCATGAAGCTTTTGCTGTTGCTAACGATCCTTGTATTGTGGAAGCCGCCTCATTATGCGCGTATCCAGCCATACCAACATAAGCAACATAATCAACAATGGCACTCTGCATATCGGCAAGATTGCCCATTTCATATTTTGTGCCATTCAGCTCGTTCATTTTATCAATGACTTCTTGCATACCTTCTTTGGTAGGTTTTATGCCGAGCTGAAGATTATCAAGCATACTGAAGTTATTTTTCATTATGCCTGCAAACGCATTTGCTACCGCTTCAGAGGAATTACCCGTTGCCGCTACTATGTCGGCCTGCGCTGTAATAATCTTATTAGTTAAATCAGCAGCAGCCATCTCATCGCCGCCAAGAGCTTCTTTCAGCCCCGTAGCATAACTATTTGCTGTGGCAAGATAATCATTGACAGACATTTGAACATCTGAAAAAGCATGATTTGCATCGGTTAAAACTTTACCGAATGCGTTTCCAAAAAGAAGCTCTGCACCGCCTCGAAGCTGTTCAAATTCAGAAAACGATGATACGGCTTGTTTGGTTAATCCTGCAACTGCTGTCGCGCCCGCTGCCGCTGCACCTGCAAAAGCCTTGCCAACTGTACCGACAACAGAAGCAAACCCGTTACCAAATGACTTACTTGCCTTTTCGCCTTCTCCGCCAAAATGCTGTTCAATTTTCGGTGTAACTCCCTCAAATGAAGGCTCTATTTGCACATACGCTGTTCCGATATTGTCAGCCATGTTTCCATTGCTCCCTTTTGCGCTCCATCCACTTTTCATAAGCTTCCGGAGAACTGAATGACATCAATTCGTCTTTTTTCTTCTTCTCTGTGAGCATCTTTAATATGCTCTTGGGTTTCTTGGACGCTTTATGACCGCCCATACCCCAAATCAGGCCATTAAGACTATCCTCTATCATTGCAAGCAGAATCTGATCTGTTGTAAGGTCGATTCCGCTCTCTTTTCTAACTATCCTTGATGATGCAGGCAAGCCCACGGCAAGTGTGGCTATTAAAGAAGGCTTCATGGCCTTGTAGTCATAAATGCCGTAGGTTTCTGCCAAATCGCAAATAAGCAAATCCTCGCATTCGTTGATTAGACGTGCGAGGATTATGAGTTTTTTGCTTTGATTGCATCGAATATCTCTGTCAACTCTGATAGCATCGTTTCTGTGTCGCACACGCCTTTATTTGTTGCGGCAACCGCATTCATGAACGTTATGACACCTTCATCGCTTCCAAACACAAGTTTCAGTATGCCCGTGATTGCTTTGCTCTGCTCTTCAATTCCGGATTCCTTGTCTTGTGCCTTTGACAGATAATACAAAAAACGAGCATCATCTTTAATGCGCTCGTCAATTTGAAACTTTATACCGCTTTTTGTTTTCCCTTTTACCATCTTCCCATCCCCTTTATTACGGTGTTATGCACCTTCTGTGTACTCAACGTGAGTCTTTGCGTTTGAATCCGGATATGCGCTGATCGTGATTCCATAAGCAATCGCATCAGAATCGTTGTAAGTGATTTCATCTCTGGAAGTGATTGCACCATCAGAAATGACGATACGTCTTGCGATTCCGCCACGAAGAGCCAGCTCAAACACCCAAACCGCCTCTTCGGGATCCTCTGCCACTACGTTAACCGTAGAGTTTCCGCTCGCATCAACCGTAACATTGTTAGAGCCATATACCGCCTTGAGTACATCAACATTCTTTGTCTCAATAAGTGCAAGGGAAAACTCATCATTCATCTCTGTAAGCGAACGGAGAACAATATTTCCGCCCCATGCCTTTGTTGCCTCAACCGAAAGCTCATTGTTGTTGCTTAATCCGTCCTCTGACACATAGCCAAGAGAAACGAAAGCAGGATCAAGTGCTGTGGTCGCATCTGTCG